CATCCTATACTTTGCATGAAGTAACTCCTGTAACAAGAGGAGAAAGATATTCTTTAGTTGCCTGGGTTCATGGCCCCGCTTTTAAGTGATCAATAATTTGTTTTCAATTCCAATTTGGAAGACAAAATTAAATATTACTCAAGAAATTAAATTAAATCTTTTGAGTGCCATAGAAAAAAGTTATATAAACAATAAAGATTATTATCATCCAAAATGGAATTGTAGGATGCACTCTTCTATTGTAATGGATGATCGCATCAATTATGATGATGTAGTAAAATTGTATGCAAATCAATACGAAACTTTTGTATCAGAAAATCATTTAAATTTGAATGACCATCAATATTACATATCTAAACCGTGGTATAATTATTATGTCAAGTATTCAAATCAAGAACCACACGAGCACTTACAACTAGATAGTGAATCAAATTCATTTGGATTGTTTAGTGGAGTTCATTTTTTAAAGTTAGATAAAGAACACCCAAAAATTACATTTTCAAACCCAAGTTTACAGCATATTTTTGGGACATATTCAAATTTCCTTTATAAAAAAGATATTAAACATTCGTTTTCTAAAAATTTATTTGAATATGAAGTTGAAGAGGGAGACATTATAATATTTCCAGCATTTTTGCAACATTTCGTTTATCAACAAAAAGTTGATATCCCAAGAATAACAATCTCTTTTAATATCTTAGTAAAATTAAATTAAAATGGAAACCAAAGAAAATAATTATTTTTTAATCAAAGATTTTATTGATAAAGATTTCGTTGAATTTATTCAATCCTATTTTTTTCTGAGAATTAGAGCTGGTCAAGCGAAATTAGGAGATCCTCAGGTGGCAAACTCTTATGCTTTTTATGGCGATCCGCTTTCAGATACTATTCTTCAAAATTCTTGTGATGCTATTGGAAAAATTGTTGGTAGAAAAGTTCTTCCAACGTATTCATATGTTAGATTATATGAAAAAGGTGCTGAATTAGTCAATCATCAAGATCGTCCATCATGTGAACTTTCTGCAACACTAGCTCTTGGAATACCTGAGGGTGAAGAAATTAATCCAATTTACTTTAGCAAAAACGAAGATAAGAGTGATGCAGTAAAAATATTATTAGAACCGGGAGATCTTTGTATTTACAAAGGGTGTGATTTGTGGCATTGGAGGCCACCATTCACTCAAAAATGGTATCTCCAGGCATTTTTACATTATGTTTATGAAGATGGTCCATATACATCAACAATTTATGATTATAGACCTTACTTGGGGATGCCAGAAGGATCTAGAAGAGTATGACGGTCCATAAACTGTCCACATGACCCCTCAGAGCGTCTCTGAGGGGTTTTATAATGGCTCCAGATAACAGGAGTCCATGCGACTGTCATTAACCGAAAAACTGGTCTTTATCGGTGCATTTGTGAACTTCTTGCATTGGGGTGTTAAAGTAACTGAATCGGTGCTGAACTATGCTATCTCTTGAAATTACTGGTTATAATTACTCCAAGCGCCGCTGTGAGCGTATTGTAGAGTGGTTTATATCCAAACACCTTCCCAGACACAAATTGGATATTTCCATTCACCATCGTGGTCTTCTTCGTGAAGGTGTGTATGGTTGGGTGTGGGCTACTGATTGTGACTATCGTCCTCGTGCATTTGAGATTGAGATGCACAACTTCATGACGGTAGAACATTATACCAAGACGCTTCTACATGAACTGTGGCATGTATATCAGCATGTTCAAGGTGCTCTCAGAGATCGTTATGGTAAGAGACATTGGAAAGGCATTGATTTCTCTAATGTTGACTACGAAGACCAACCATGGGAACAACAAGCAGTGGAAATGGAAGAAGTTCTCTATGAAGAATATCTGGAGTACTTGACAGAAACTCATAAATCCCTGTAGAATACCTTTGTCCGGGTTGATGAGATGATTATAAGAGAGCTTAAAAATCCTCTTACTAAAGAATACTTTTGTCTTAAAAAAATTATTTTTAGTAAGGAATTTTTATGGCATATTGAATTATCAACAGATAATGCTGGAAAATTATTTTTTTCTCATTGTGTTTTGGCAAGACCAGAAGAAAAATTTCGTGTATCAAAATCTAATTCAAATTATTTTGATACCGTAATTGAAATACTGAATCAAATTATAGAATATAATAATTTGAAAGTTAATTGTTTTATGAGAATTAACTTTAATTTTAGTTTTAATCAAGGTGGTGGACCGAATTGTTCTCCACATTATGATCATGATTTTCCTCATAAAAATTTATTGGTGTATTTAAATCAAGCAACAGGGCCTACAGTTGTAATTAATTCAGAAGATGAAACTCAGGAATATTTTTATCCCAAAGAAGATGCTATAATTACATTTGAGGGAAAACATTATCACTATCAACCAAATATTGGCAATAATAGAGTAGTTTTAGTCGCAACGTATATTTAATGAAAATCGTAGAGAGACACAAATATAACGGAGACACAATCATCAAGACTCGTACATTGAGTTTTGAACCGTACAGATACTCAGAACATAACATGGCTCTGGTGATGGGATTGATTAAACGCAATCTATCACCAGATCTTTTATCAACAAGGTATCGTGCAGAGAATCAAACCAATCCATACTATGGACATTGCTATCACTCTACACAGGCATTGTTCTATTTGATGGATACTGATAAGTTGCAACCGATGAGTGGTGTAGATTACCGTGGTGAAACTCACTGGTGGTTGCAAGATGGAAATAACATTTATGATCTTACTGCGGAGCAGTATCTTTCCGTAGGAAAGCTTCCACCATATTCTGTAGGTAAGAAAAGCAAGTGGTATGGATGGAAAGGCCGTCCACATCAGAGATCGTTGGATCTCATGGTGAGAGTGCTTGGTGATAAGGTGACTGACACTGTGACAACTGCTGAACTGGTCGGGGGCCTTGACGAGTTCTTTTAAATCGGTTATATTGGCCATATGGTTGAGGGACGGGAACTTAGTTCCTCCCCAATCATGCTAAAAGTTTCGATTTTACTTAATTATGTCTACTCAAGTTAACACTATTTCGGCTCAAATTTCTTTGGTTTGGGAAAAAACTGCTCAAACCACAGCAAACCCTCTTGGTTTGACTGAAGAAATTGTACAAGAGTCTCTGGTAATGTGCCCTCCTCGTGTATATGAAGGTGCTACTTTTCTGGGTCGCTATCTGATTCCTCGCGTTTTTGTTCGCTACGACTTGAAAGAACAACCGCGTGACAAAAATAACGAACCAGACCATGTTAACAATCTTGTTAACAACTACGAAGTGTATGGTTACAAAACCGATTGTCCTCCTCCCATCTGTTCCTTCGATGGAGAAGATATGAATCCAACTTCGCTTAAAGCACAGTCTGGTTATAACCGCTTCGAAGCTCTGACCCGTATTGGTCAAGATCTGTACGTCTTCGATGTTTATAAGTTTGATTCGCTGTATTGGGAAATTGTTGCTCGCAACCAGTCCAATCACCATGCCAATCCTCAGCTGACTCAAAAAGTCACTGACTACATCAAAGAGGTCTGCAATGCAGTGGATCGTGGTGTGATCGAGCGCACTGAAGATTCTATCAACAATTTTGTGGATCTGATTGCTTCTGATCGTTCTGCCAAATCTCGTAAAAAAATTAAAGTTGATTGCTACAACAACTGCCAAGTTTTTCCAAACTTCCGTACCTACAACTCTGTTGGTCATTCCGAAAATACTCTGAATGGTTTCATCAAAAACAATGGATTTGCTAAGCAAGGTATTGAAGGTCGCACCGATTCTGAGTTGATTGCTCAAGGATACATTTCCTATTGTTGTGGTGCTGGTGACAACAAAGCTACTTGGGGTCGTGCTGTAGCACATGCTCAACGCCTTGGCATTCCTGTGTATATCTTTAGTTACGCACAAAATCGTGTGCCTAATCTGGAAAAGTTCCGCGAAAACTTTATCAATGAGTTCAATGAAATGAAAGCATTGATGGTTGAATTTGCTGCAGAACTGTGCGATGTGGATGTGTCCACGATTGATGAGGAATACTTTCCTATCAAACTTGCTGGATTCCTTGCACAATATGTGAAACCCAATCCTCAAGATAAAGGTCGCCCGACTGAAGTTGGTCTGGTTGATATGTATGGCAACACGATTGAGTTCGATGGTACTCAAGATTGCTTGTCCCTGACTCAACCCTGATCCAGTTCTAGAACTGTCACAGGGGGTCCACACGGACCCCTTTTTGTCGTATAATGGCCCTATTGAAACGCAATTCATGATCACGCTCCGCCCACATCAACACCGCGCTGTTGCTGCGATGCAGAAGTATAAGAAAGGTCAGATTTTGGTGCCAACGGGTGGGGGTAAGACCCTAAAAATGATCTATGATGCTCTGCGTCTGTTTCAATCAGAAACTCCTAAGACTGTTGTAGTGTGTGCGCCGCGCATCTTGCTGGCAGGTCAGTTGTCTAGCGAATTTCTTGAGCATATCAGCAATGTTGCTGTGATGCACGTCCATTCTGGTGAAACTCATCACTATTCTACTACTAAACCTTCTGAGATTCAGTGGTGGAATTCGATTGTAAGTGGCGCATTTAATCCTGATGCTCCCAAACACAAACTGATCTTCACCACTTACAACTCTCTGAATCGTATTCAAGAGGCAGGTATTGCTGTCGATACCATTTACTTTGATGAAGCACATAACAGCGTAAAGCGTAACTTTTTCCCTGCAACTGAGCACTTCGCTGCTAATGCTGACCGCTGCTATTTCTTTACGGCCACACCCAAACATTCCGCTACCATTTCTAAACCAGGCATGAACATGCCTGAAGTTTATGGCCAGGTGATCTGTCAGGTTCCTGCACCTGAACTGGTAGAGCAGGGTTATATTCTTCCTCCTAAGGTTGTTGTCAAGCAACTGCCGATGGTCAAGGGTAAGCAGGTGATTTTCTCCCGCGATGCTGACAATCTGATCGAAACGATTGATGAGCAAGGTGTTCAGAAGATTCTGATCTGTGCTCGCACCACCAAACAGATCATCGGTCTGGTATCAGAATCTGATTTCTGTGTGCAACTACAACAGCGCGGTTATTCTTGGATGATGATTACATCCAAGACTGGTGCTGTCATTGATGGTCAAAAGGTCAATCGTGAGCAGTTCTTTGATACGCTCAACGCATGGGGCAAAGATTCCTCCAAGAAGTTTGTTGTGATGCATCATAGCATCCTGTCTGAAGGTATCAACGTCAACGGTCTTGAAGCAGTGCTGTTCATGCGAAACATGGACTACATTGGTATCTCCCAGACGATTGGCCGTGTCATTCGACTTGGTGATAAATCCAAGACATTTGGGTTGGTTTGTGTGCCCGTTTATGATAATGTAGGTATCAGCACTTCCCGCAAAGTGCAAGCGGTTGTCGATACTATCTTCAACCAAGGTCAACCTGCAGTTTCTGTAATCAAACGCTGATGTACACTCTCTATATGCTCCAAGGCCTTGCACCATTTGTTGGTGCTTTGTGTTTGGATAATTATATCCATCGACAGGGTGAACTCTGCAATTTCAGAGACTACCCTCTAGCAGTGATAAAATATGACAAACAAAACCCTAAAGATGGTTGCTATCGAGATGGTATCTTTTATCCTCGTTGTAAAGACCTAGATAATCCAGAGGTAGTATACTATCACAATCTATTCAAGAACGCAAAATGAAACACCAAGTAAAATCAAGTTGGTATTATGTATTCTGGGGAATCATGGCTGCCGCTGTAGTGAGTGGGCAGATCTATGTTGGAACTGGATATAGACAAATGGCAGAGGCAACGAAGTCCACTGCGATTGCAGTATCATGTATTACGGATAAGTAACCATGGGTATGTACGATTATGTGCGCTCATCATATAATTTGGGCCCACAATTTACTGATGTAACCTGTCAAACAAAAGGCATAGAGGACTATGATATCGGTGGTACGATGACTGACTACTGGATTGATCCTAGTGGTCGATTGTGGTATTCCGACTATCGTAACACACATACCTTTGAAGTTATTGAAAAAGATGATGTGCGGTACGATTCGCAATACAAATGGAAAAACTTTGAATGGGTGCCCACGGGTGAGCGTGGGTGCCTACGAGCACATAGAATCACCAAATATATTGAAATCTATCCTGAGCAGTGGGATGGTGCATGGGAAGATTGGCCTACTTGCCGATTACACTTCAAGGATGGTATAATTGTAGAATATGAGGTCTCTACTAAACAATGAACCTAATTCAATTTAAGCATCGTTATGACTTTGGACACGAAATTTATGTCCAAATTTTAAACATCAAGCGTAGAAGTTTGCTTCAAGTTTCTGTAAGTTGGTGCGATTATCCTTCTTGGCCTTATATTCAGATTACTTCAGGTGGTAATGGTCTGTTGAGTATTCTATTCTGGGCATATAAGTTTGGGTTTGATATTGATTTGTTTTCCCGTACTTGGAACTGGGATTATATGAAGGAAGTGAATGAAGAACTTGCTGATTATCTTAAAATGGATGAATGCTGATGGACTTTGATTACAAAAAATACTCTCTTGAGAAACTGGAAGACTGGGTGCATGATGCAATCAATGGCGATGCATCACCGCATGAGATTTATTCTACCATTCGTTCAGTGGTTAAAGAGAATCTGGATCATCACAAAGAATACTATCAAAAGTGCCTTGGTTTGTATGAACTGTTGAGCGGCCATCGTCCTGTTAAACTTGAATGTGATAAGGATGATACAACACCCGAATGCCAAGCTGCTTGGAACTCTTTCTGGGAAGGATATGATGAAACTAATGGTTACGGACGTTATGAGGTAAATGGCAAAGAAACTAAACTGGATTGAGTATTACTTCGGTCACTGTTTTCGGACTGGATGGAGAGAAATCTGGAACAACTTTAAGATGTGGCGTGATCTTATCAGTGGAAACTATGAGAACTATGCCCTACTGAAAGACGACGACCCATACGAAGAATGTTATCAGTGGTTCTGGACAAGTATTAACCTAGATGAAACATATCCTAAAGAGTTTCTAGAATACCTGATGGAAATGTGCGATAGAATTGATCGTGGTGAAGAAAAGTTAATTCCAATGGATGAAGACTTTATGAATAGACTAAAAGACCTTGTAGAAGATGTGGAGTTGGACACTTCTGAAACTGGCACACCAGAAGACACCGAAGAGTCTTGATGCCCTATAATACTCTCATACGAAACAGACCTATGACTCTCAAAGAGAAAAAAGCACTCCTTAAACGCCTTGAACAAGCAGGCACCAGTTGTAAGGATTGTGGCAGCACCTATGGCGTCTATTCCGTAGGTTGTTCTACTAGTTGGATGGGCAAGTGTGGTGTCTGTGGTGAAGAAAAAATCGTCACAGAGACCCGAGACTTTGCTTACTTTATTACTGGTATTCGCAAACTGAAACTTGAGATCCAAAATGAGAAAAGTAACAGTAAAACCCAAAAGCAGCAAAGCGAAGAATCGTCTTGCTAACACAATGGAAGGCAATCCTGTCTGTATTGTGGAGCAGGACACTGGTGGTGAGTTATTCTTGGCATCAGAAAACCGCAAATACTTTTTTTGGGTAAGCACACGGACTGGAACTAATCGTTTCGGTGACAAATCTGACGCACACTGGGAGGTGCTTGAATGAAACCTAAAATCTATCATATACTCAACGTTGCTATTGAGGAAGGTGTTAGACAAGGATGGCATCGTGCCCATAAACATGTAGAAAACCCTTCCGAACAAAGTATCAAGGAAGCCATTGAGGATGCTGTAATGTCAGCAATTCATGAATACTTTACATTTGATGAGAGTGAATACCAATGAATTACCTGTGCCTTGTTGATGGTCTTGTAGAGTACGCTAGCACTTCCGAAAGTAGTTTTGCTCACTATCAGTTGGTGTATGCCGAAGAACACAAAAATGCTGATGATGTGGAGGCACTCTAATGATTTTAGATGAAGAAGTCCTCAAACTTGTAAAAGAACACTTTGAAGAAGATTGGGATGAGAATGATGGTTGGGAGTATTCTGGAAACTTTGA